GCAGCAGCGGCGCGATCAATCCGAGGATCGGAGCGAGCAGCGGCAGCAGCGCACCGAAGAGGGGCGACACGGCGGTGAGCAGCTGCCCGAAACCGTTGGCGATCAGGACTATTACCGGAGCGAGCTGCTTGAGCACGGTGCCGAGGACGGACCCGAGGACGCCGGCGATCTGTCCGACGATCGGGGCGAGCAGCGTGATCGTCGACGCGAACCGCTGGCCCAGGGTGGTGACCAGCTGCACGATGACCGGCATCAGCACCTTCAGGCTGTCCCCGAGTACTCCCCCGAGGACGCCGGCGATCTGGGCGATGATCGGCGCCAGAGTGGTGATCGCCGTTCCGAGCACTCCCCCGAGAGTCGTTGCGAGCTGCACGATGACGGGCAGCAGCGCGACGATCAGGTTGGAGAGAGTGCCGGTCAGCAGGGTGGTGACCTGGGTGATCACGGGGATGATCACGCCGAGCGCTTGGCCGAGCGCGCCGCCGAGGGTGGCGGCGAGCGTCCCGATCAGGCCAACGAGCTGCGGCAGGACGGGGGCGATCGCGCCGAGGATGAGTCCGAACGGCGAGAACGCCGACGCCAGCTGCAGCACCTGCGGGAGGAGCGCCGCGAAGACCGGCCCGAGCTGCGAGAACAGGGGTCCGAGGGATGCGAACAGCGGCGCGAAGCTGTCGCGCAGTTGCCCGAATACGCCGCCGAGCGTGGACCCGAGAGCGATCATGGGGCCCTCGAGCGCGCCGGCGTCGACGGTGGACCCGAGGCCGGTGAAGGCACCCTTGAACATCTGGAATGCGTTGCTCGCGATCGACAGAGCGCCGACGACGCGGGTGGAGACAGCGTCGCCGAACTTGCCGATCGCCTCGGCCGCGGCGAGGAAGGCGCCGCGGTGCTCCGCGAGGAAGCCAGTGGTGGCCTGCAGCACGGGGATCATGGCGCCGCGGAAGACGTTCTTGACCGAGTCGATGACGGGTACGAGGTTGCCGCCGAGCGTCGCCTGTAGCCCCTGGTTGGCGGCCGCGTAGTCGCGCGTCGACTTGCGGGCGTCAGCGAAGATCTTGCCGGCGACGTCGTCGACGACCAGGCCCATCTTCTTGGCCTGATTCGTGAGATCCGCGATGCCTGCCGAGCCCTTGTTGAGGAACGGGAGTAGTTGCGCGCCGGACCGCCCGAACAGTTGCGTGGCGAGCGCGGTCTTTTCCGCGCCGTCGGGCATCGCCTTGAACTTGTCCGACAGCCCGGGGAGGATGTCGGCCATCGGCTTGACGTTGCCGGCAGCGTCCTTGAACGAGACCCCGAGCTTGTCGGTGAGAGCCTTGGTCTTGTCGGCGTCGCCAGCCGCGTTGCCGAGGTTCTTCGAGAAGATCGTCAGCGCGCCGGAGGTCTTCTCAGAGGAGACTCCGGAGAGCTGCATTGCGCCGACGAGACCCGAGACCTGCTCTTTGGTACCGCCGGCGATGCGCTGCAGCGCGTTGGTCTGGGCTACCAGGCCTTCGAAAGCGGCGGTGGAGTCGCTGATGACTTTTTTGATCGAGAAGCCCGCGGCGAGCACGGCGATCGGGCCGGCGAACTTCTTCAGGCCGCCGAGGAGAGCCGAGCCGATCCCCGCGCCGGCCTGGTCGCCGGCGGACTTGGATGCGGGGATCAGCTCGCTCGTGATCGACTTCTGAGCGCCCTTCGTGGAGACAGTGAGCTCGAGCCATCCGGTGGCGAGTTTTGCTCCTTCACCGGACACCGGCTACCGCCTTTCGTCACCCCAGCCGAGGCGCGCTTCGAGTTCCTCGATCGGCATGAGATCGCCGCGGAGGGTGGGGCCGGTTTTCGCCGGCTTCTGACCCGGCCCGAGGATCGGTTCGGGCTTGGGTGCTTTCTCGTCGCCGCCGAGCTGCCAACTGATGTTGGAGAGCAGGTTGAGGACGTCAACGAGGAGGTAGTCGGTCGTCGACCAGTCGGCAGCTTCGCGGCTGTTAGCGCGGCGAAGAGCAGAGCCGGGCGGTGCCTGGCGGACTATCACGCCGAGGTCGTGCCAGGTGAGCTCGGGAGTGCCGAGCTGCACCAGGCGCAGACCCCTGTCGATCAGGTCGTATTCGAGGGCCTCCCCGAGCTCACCGTCGATAAGCTCGAGCAGGCCCGCTATTCCCCCAGGTCGACGCCGATGTGGGCGTAGAACGCTTCCTGGAAGGCGGTGAACTCGACGCGGCCCATGTCGTCGATCGCTTCGAGGGTCTCCTTGTCGGCGAGCAGCTCGAGCATCGAGAAGAGCTGGTCGGGGAGGCTCTTGTGGCGGTTCTTGCGGGCGTAGCCGGCGGTGAGTACTTCGTCGGCGACGGCGAGCTGGTACGTCTCGCCGTTGTGCTCGAATTCGAACGGGGTGGTGGCGCCGAGGAAGTCCTCCTCGGCGGTCTTCTTGGCCAGGTGATCCTGGGGTTTGCGTGCTGCGGGCATGGCGGACTCCTTATGTCTGCGGACCGAATTGGGTGAAGCGGGGACGGACGCCAGGGGTCCGCACGACGGACGCCCGTCCCCGGCTTTAGGCGCTGAAAACGCCGTCGTTGGTGTACTCGTAGAAGTAGTTGCCGGACGAGTCGGGGAAGAGCGTCAGGCCGACGCCGCGGGCGGAGATGTCGTCGTCCTTGTAGACGACGTCGTCGAGGTCGGTGATCTGCGCATCCGGGAACACGACGCGGATCCGCGCAGTGCCGGAGATCATGTCGATGATCCAGGAGCGGTGCGGCGCCGGGTTGGCGGATCCGGCGACCTTCATCTTCGTTCCAGCGGTCGACGTCGCCGCGGTGGTAGTGACGTTCGCGTCGCCGTAGATCGCCTTGGCGCCGACCGAGTTGAGGTACTCCGCGAAGCCGAACTTGGCGGTCGCGGCGTAGTCCTTCTGGATGACGATCAGCGCGTCGCCGCCCCAGGCCTTCTTCGTCTCGGAGTCTTTCTTCTCCGAGCGGGTGACGCCCTGGTCGGTGAGGTATCCGGGAGAGACGAAGGCGACCGCGGGTGCGGTTGCTTCGTCGGTGGGAAGGGTCGTTCCCAGCGGTGCGATGAGCAGCCCGCCCGAGGCGAGTGGCTTTCCGACAACAGCGTTCTTGGCGTTGTTCGCCATGAGGTACCTCTTTCAGGCAGGTGGTTGCGGACCCCTGACTGGTTACTCGAGAACGATCGCTCTCGAGCGGATCCCGAAGTTCTGCGTGTACCGGACTTCGGAAGTGGTGGGGTCGGGCAGGTTATTCGGGCCGGAGATCTCCGTGCAGCCGAACAGCTGTCCGTCTTGGGCGTTGAGAATGGCGCGGGCGAGGTTCAGTAGCGCTGCGGCGCGGGCCTCAGTTGTGGCCCAGGCCTCGACGATGATCTGCGCGTTCTCCGAGATGAGCGATTCGCGTGGGCCGCCGAAACGGATGACCCTGATGAACTCCGCAGGGCGCGGGTCGGGAACCCGAGTGCTCGCCTGCACACCTGGCTCCCGCGCAGTGAGCTCGGTGTTGTACAGCTGGACGACGAGCGCTTCGATGTCGGGAAAGCCGAGAAGCTGGTCCATCAACCACGCCCAGCGTCGAGCGCACGCGTGAGCGTCCGGTTGGTGGCTTCGGCTTTCCGCGCTTCGGGGGTGGCTGTGCGCACGACGACGCGAGCTCGAGTGCCGGACGGAGAGTCGATGACTTCGTAGTCCGGGGCGCCGCCGGCCGCTTCTGCGATCTTCTGCGCGCGGGAGCGGAGGTTTGCCTGCAGCGCCGCGCTCTTGCGGGCTTCGTTGAAGCCCTCAGGGTGCAGCTCGAGCTGAAATTCGGACATTAGCCCTCCCATGTCTTCAGCAGTAGAACGACGTGATCGAGCGCTCCGGTGGGTGATGGCCAGCGTGCTGGTTCCCCGTCGATCTCGTACACGGTGCCGGCGAACTGGATGCGGTCAGAGCCGAGAACGTCCGCGGTGCCGGGACCGTAGGCGGTCCATTGGATGAGGGTGGCGTCGCGGCCTGCGAGTAGCTCGTCCGTGGCTCCGGGCTGCACCGACCATCCGGGGATGAGCTCGGTTGTGGCTGCTGCC